CCAAAACAAGGTGACAAATGGTGCCTCTAGACGCCCCATCATTAGAAGTATCCGGTAATTTCAACTTATACTTGCACCAATACAGCCAAGAACAAGAATCTGCAGTTTTTATTCGACTCGCAGAGAGTTTAGTCATTTCCTCTTTAGACATACCGCTCTAATATTTTAATATTTTTAACAAGGGTAACGGGCAAGCTCTTGGAATCTCTCATTTTTTTGGCAAAAGCTATAATAGATATACACTTTTCTTTAAAATTTGAGACGCATTTTTTATTCCATTCGTCAAAGTCCGATTGGTTCATGTCTCCAAAATCAGTTTTTACTGGTAGGCAAATCCTAAGTTGCTCGAAATCAAAATGATTTAATAGCTTTAAATAATTTTTGACAGCCGCTCTAGCGCCGCTATTAATATTTTTATTGTAATCATTATTGAATGATATTACAATATTTTTATTGATAAAGGAAGATAGGTGGCATAATAAGGTAGGCGATATTTCCAAACCAAAAGTGACCAGACAGTTTTTAAAACCATGCTGGTGGAGATTTAATGCGTCCCCTATACTCTCTACTAAAATAACCGAATCAGCTTTGTCAATAGCCTCTTGTATAGGGAGGTTATTTTCAAAAGGTACATAATAAGGATAAACCCATTTGGACTTTCTTCCCTCGTGCTTCCATTTGATATCTTTATTATTGGTCATGTCCCTTCCCGTCAATCCATGTATTTGACTATACTCATTATAAATAGGGAAAACAAATCTTTGATACATTTTTCCTTCAGTACATAAGCCACCTTTTAGAAGCTGAAGGTGCTTTGTGTCAACACCCTTGCTGTTATAAAAATCATAATGAGGAAAATAATCCTCTAAAATAGATTCTTCAAATATCTTTTCCATAACAATTCTATCATCTTGGGTTGCAACTGGCTCAACGCTTAAAGCGTTGTAAGAGACATATTTTTCTATAACGGAAGGGTCTTTAGTCCCCAAGTGGAGTTCTACAAGCTTCACAAAAGGCAACGGCGAACTACCTTGGACAAAATCCCTCCAAACCCCAGAGTCTTTCCAAATCTGAAGGGCAGTAGGGTTATCACCATTTCTGTAAAGCGCGCTCGTTTGCCAATATTTACCCTTGTCGGAAAGTCGATAACCAAAACCCTCTAGAATTTCTTGGGTTTTATCTTGAGGAAGATTGTTGTTAAACTTCTCCATCTTGATTAGGAAGCATATCATTAAACCTCATGCGATCAGCCATGTCCCTAAGGTCCCCCACCTCTTTTACTCCAAAATTATCTATACGCAATAACATGCAATTTTGTTCGCCATTTTGATTGCCTACCACATCTCCATTTTCATCAAGAGCAGGAAGTAAAACTGGTTTCCTGTGGCGATCTACATCTTCTCCTAACCATCGAGGCTTTGTATTTGTAAGGCGATGGGTAGCTTTGGCGTAGAATGGGTGCTCAGAAGTTTCCTCCGAAGGAAGTCTTTCTCGTAAGAAAAACATATTAGAAGCGTAATGATTGATCATATCGCTTAAGCCCGTGACTGTACTATCTTCAAAAGCTCTTTGATCTCTACCCCTCGTCTCCGCACTTCTATTCGCTTGAACCGAAGTTAACATGCTAATCATAGGTTTACCGTCAAATATAATTTCAGACATTACGAAATCTTTCATAGCCTGAAGCATTTCTCCAATCAATTCCCAGCTTTGTTTATTGCCTGAAGTTGCTGCGTTGCCGGATTTTATATAGTCAAAATTTATAATCGCAGGGTTACCCCTGCCGACCTCAGAATAATAAAAAGATCGAGCGATTTGTAGCATTTTCTGAACTTTGCAACCTCCTACATTTACATAATGAAATCTTCTACCATCTTCTAGATAGGTAGCTGCATCATATACTTTCCTTCTTGTTTCTGCAGCGGGGACTTCTCTACCATCCGAATTAATATAAGTAATGTTACGCCATTTTCCAGAAGCAAGAAAATCTAATTTGACGCCCGATAAGGCACAGACCTGCCTTAACCTTAATTCATCAGCACTCATCTCTCCGTTATCAAGATGCAACACTGGAACGTCCCCATATTCTTTAGAAGCTTTAGTGACATAATCTAACGTTAACGTAGTCTTGCCCATTCCGGGCCGAGCAACAAGAATGTTAATATTGCCGGGTCGTAGCAAAGGCCCATACATTGAATTCATAAAAGGATAATCTGAGCAATAAAACCCGGGAGCTTTAGGTTTGTCAGCCAAATCCTCTAAAAAGGGAGTGAGGCCGTCGTAAAGATTAATAGGTTGAGAACTGTCACTAGAAGAGTAGGTATTAATTAAGCTATTGTAGATGACATCCGCTTCCTCGATAATTTCAACAGCGTTTTTGTTATTAGATTTATTGACTAAGCTTTGAACTCTCTCGGCGTTTTCATAAATAGCACGGCGAACAGTATGAGTGTTAAGTTCTTTAGCAATAGGTATGATAGCCTTTTCGGGAACAGGCTTCATCATTAAAGATCTTATATATTGTGGTATGTCAGCGTTATCAACGAACGAAACATTGGCGCTTTTTAACCTCTCTATCAATACAACATCATCAATCACTTCTCCCTCGCCTTTTTCTTGCATGCCCTTAATGATCTTAAACATGGTGCGGTGAACATAGCTCTTGTGGCCAACATAAAAGTCTTCGGGGCCAATGAGATTTGCTATTTCAGCATAGCTTTTTGGGTGCTGAATGAGCACGGCAAGCAATTGCTTCTCAAGCTCTTTGGAATGAATCATGGGAGTATACTAACAAACAATTGACTTAAAGTCAAGCAAATTTACAAAATAGGGTCGTTGCCGTTGTTGTTATTAAACATCTCCGATTCTTCTGATTCAATTATATATTTTTCTATAGCTTTTCTTAGCCCAAGCTCAACAATTTGATTGTCACATTTCGTAAAAACCATAGGAGACCCCTCTTGATCAACGAAGGCTAACATAAACCCTCGATTTCCATCCGTAGAGCCGGAAAATTCAAATAATTGCCTCAAGAAAGACTCGGGTAAGACGAATTTAGGCAACTCGCCTTCGTTTAGATTGTCTTCATCCATGTATATGTTATTACACTTATTATAAATGGACGCCCAATTCTTCAAACTTTTTTTTGCTCAACTCCTTCTCTGAATAAATCTCAATAAATTTAATATTATTTAATTCGCAGAAGTCTATTTTTTGTTGATCTCTACGTATTTGGCTAACAAAATTAGAGCGCCTCTTATGGAAAAAGGGCACATACTTAATGTGTTGTTGGCCATTAATTTCTATCACGATATTTTTGTTGGCATTATAAAAATCAAACTTCAGTCTAGTCCCTGCGACGGGAAACTCTTCAAATACAACATGGGTCTTCCAGTAGTCCTTGAGGAACTGCTTAGCAGCAAACTGAATCTTGCTTCTGCTTTTCTCGTCCCACTTAACGAGATATTTTTTAGCTCTGACGATTCGTTTTTGTGAACCCGTTAAGGTTTTAAATAGCATCCTATTCGCAAACGAGGTTTTTAAAATAAGAAGTTAAGAACTCCGTAAGCTTTTTATCTTCTTCAAATAAAGCGCTAAGCTTCGACTCTCCTTGAACCTTTTCTGGAAACTCAAGGTTGTTTTCCCTTAAAAGCTCTAAGAAGGAGTCGTCAGCACTTATCCACGCCCCTCTTTTGTGCACGTATTCCCATCCGTATAGCATATCTATAAGCTCTTTCTCTACCCAAACCGAGTTCCCCCCTGTTCTGCCATACCTTATGGGATATTGGAGTACATAATTAGTTTTTTCATTAGGGGATTTTTTAACTGTGATCTTAGCGTGGTGCCCTAGGATTTTATTTTTGTCTTTGTCTACTGGCTGAGTTGGATTTTCGAGAATAAGATCTTTTTTGTGACGAGCTTCAAATTCAAGAATGTAATTGGCAAAGTGAAGTAATGCATTTCCTCCCGTAGCGCTGGTTTGACGAATAGGGGCTTTGCTGTAGGGGTCTAGCTTGATATCCGCACGAACTTGGGAGATAAAGATTGCCATATGCCCACGCTTCACTAGCGCAATACTCATTTTTTGCATGAACTTCGCTCCTAACAGCGCGCCTCCTGCAACTTTATGTGAATCTTGAAAGTCTTTTTTTAAGTCGTCTTTCATGATAAGACCGTCAAGAGAATCTAAGATGAAGCAATACCTAGTCTTGTTTTTATTTTCCCCAACTAAAGTGCGCATTAAATCCAATACAGTTTCATATATATTACTCTCAAAAACAAAACAATTACCGTCTTCCCAGCCGTCCTCTTGGGTTATAAAATTAATTCCTGCCCGTGCTTGCATTTCTTTTTGCAATCTACCCTCAGCTTTAATATATAAACCTCTGGCATTAGGCATTTTTAGGAAATTTTTCATAACCTCAAGAGCTTCAGAAGTCTTTCCCCCTTCGTTCATGCCCACAAACCTATGTAAGCCGGGGCCAAACCCTCCATTTAGTTCAAAATCAACGTTAAGGCTACCGCTAGATACCTTATAATCTATCTCCTCTTCATAGTTATAGTGATGTTCCTT